GGAGTATAACCGGAAGCATTACCAGTGCCTCCTTTAAAGGCTGCCAGTGTTGCAAAGGTCACATCGTAAAACTCCATTTTTGCTGTCAATTTTGCCTCTTCAGTTTTTGTCCTTTTGACAGGAGTGGCCTGTTGATCGACGAAAAATTCAGCCGTAGTTCCTTCAGTTTCTTCAATTGCTACAGATCCTTTCACGGTATTAGGTGCAGTAGTCAGTAAAACTCCCGAAGGGAAATTACCGAGTCCTGTTGCTGCTGTTCCGTATTTCACGGATGTAATTCCATATAAATATTGTGGCATTTTTTTAATTATTTATTTGTTTAAAACTAAAACGTAAATTTGAATAGTGTTCATTTAATTGTTCTTCTCGTATAGTCTCCTGCCCTTCAAAGTCAATAAAATATGAAGTCATGGAAACTTTTTCAAGTGCAGTCATAACCAATACTGATCCTGCTTTTAATTTTGTCTCATCAGGAATAAACCCGATATTTGTCCCTCCGTCTATGTCTTTTACATGATAATTTACATTGAAATAACATTTCTGAAGTGTCTGTGAATTGATCGGAAGTGAGTTAATAACAACATATTCCGATGCAGTTGACTTACTGGGTTTTGTTTTCCTATATTTTGGTTTCGTTATTGATCCCAAAAGAGAAAAAACAGTATCTATCACAAAATCTGTAGTCTGGTAACTCATGGTATAAATGTTTCTTCCATCCGTGCTGCTGTGCCTTCTTTGAGTACTTCTGCATTTTCAAGATACCCTGCCAAATCGACCATGCAAACATCCGCTTGGTAAGAAATGACATTATATCCTTTCGATTCGACGTAAGATGCGTAGTTCATCCCTGCAATAAGTATCATCTGAAAACCAGTCGGCTTAACGAACTCCTGAATTGTTTGTTTGTTCATTGAGGCAATTTCAGAAGCAGGCAATCGACCTTCGGTTACTTTCCCGGCAAATGTTCCGGGTTCCTTCCCGATAATCATCTCCCCGTTATGAAACAGGTAATAACCTATTGAATTACGAAGGTTCGCCGTTACATCCTCATACTGACCTGCTGCGTGACTTTGCGCTTGTCCACGTGCGTTGATTATAAACTCTTCCGCTGCATAGATAAACGCATCAATGATCTTCTGGTAAAGAGTCTCGGCCTGTTTTTCAATATCCTTCATCGACTTAGCCTCGTTGAAATTACTCTTTAGAGCCATAACCTTGAATTTAATTGACCATTTGAGGCACGTTTTACTTTACCGGAAATCGAACCATTTGAAAGTGCAGTAAGGACGTAATCAGATCCATTAGGAATAACTACCGTTGTTAACGGCATGAAAACCTGAAATGTATAATCTGTAAGAATCCCATCTGCGCCAACTATCTTTTTCCCTGTGCCGTTCACTTCTGCCCGGCATGAGAAAGTATAATCAGTCGTTGATCCTGTCGTCCATACGCCACTTGCATTTTGTGACCCGGAAGCAGCAGTTGTTATCGTGATACTATCAGGATATTGTACCATCAGAATCGTTGCACGAATGTTGCAGTTTTTTTCAAAGAACTAATTGGATTTACCTCCCCGTATTTAGTATAAATTCCGTCTGCCAACTTTAAGAGTGCTGTCTTATCAGTTAAACTGATTTGATACCCTCCCTCGGTGACATTCGGAACCGTAACAAGCGTATTGATCGCATCAGCATAAGCTAGGTCAAAGGTTTGGCCTTTTGAATATATCCCTGCCGATGTTAGCCCCCTGTCTTGTAATGCCAGAATAAAGGCATTTTCTGTAAGAGGATAATTCAGTTTGGCTTTTATCGCCTCCAGGTTTGTCATAACTATTTATTAAAAGGGCCGCCGATCTCTCAAACGGCCCTTGATAAATATGATTAACTGTAAGAGGTTGCGTCCACTTTTAGGATAAACAAGCTATCCACATCAGTAAACCGAGGGAAGGCATTCGCCTGTCCTTTGGTAAACTCCCCAAATGGCTCCAGTTCTGACCACTTACTGATCAGAATATGATCTCGCTTGACCATTGTCGCTATTTTACTAACGGAAGGGGCAGTCTCTTCGGCTATTGGGCCATGAAGTATATTACCTACCTGAAGTTGCGGGACAAAGGTCACATAACCACCCTTCCATGAAGGAACATTAGTCAGGGCATGATCAGCACTTTCAAACTTAGATATTGAATCCACAACAATAATCTTAGGTAAAAGTCTAGCTGCCATCTCCCTGTTCAGTTCATCCAATGTAGGTTGGGAACTTGAGAATGTGGTACTACGCATTACAGCAAACTCTTCTTTAACTTGAGTATTTGCCTGTAATTGACCTAATGCTGTTTTATCCATAACCATATACTCGTATGAATACCCGGATGAAGCCTGATTATCAATCACTGTCCTGATGTCGTCCAATGGCTTGGCACCGGAAGCCTGTGACCATGCAAGGCCAACAGCTCCTTTATTTGCATCAGGTATGCCAAAATCGACATTTGCCTCGGTTATAATACCGTTATTATTCGATGTGGTAAGTGCTATTTTACCATAACTCAGGGCCTGCATAGCCAGATACTCGGTACGGGACATGACCCCTGTATAACAGAAATCAATGTCATTAAATACAATATCAAGTAACGCATTCCTGTTTTCATCACCACGAGCCAATGCTTTTAGAGTATTGTACTCGTTATAGTCTTTTTCATCCAACTGCCGCTTCAAAGCAAGTTTCGGTATGTCCCCCGTTGTTTTGGTGACTACCCTGCGGGTTTTTAAAGGAGCAGAAGCATTATATTCAATAACATCTGCCATAACCGGACTACCACCTGAACCAGTGAGAGATTCCCATGTAAGTTGAGTAGTATATTTCAGAGGGAAAAACTTTTGCCAGAAAAGTCTTTTCAAAAACTGTTCACGCCTAGCATTAATGTAGGCTTCCATGTTTATTCTAGTGAAACTTTCACTTAATATTGATCTTTCCATTTTTTAATTTTTAAAAGTTACACAAAGCGAATTAATGGAAGTTTGGACTTCAATGTGGCATCAATATAATATGGCAAAAGATGTTCACGTACACGTCCACGAACCATAATACCTCCGCCGGTATTTTCTTTATCCCTTTCGACATAATTTGTCAATATACCTACAGGAACGTACTTGAAGTTTGAATGTCCGAGTCCACTTGCCTGAACTATAATTCCACTTGCGGCAATATTAGGGCCAGGCCATGTAGCAGTTATAACATCACATCCTGCGCCTGATGCACTAATCGCCGTAATTGCTACGCCCGATGCCACCCCTGAAGCAGAAGATCCAATATAATCACCTACCTTAAATTCATGGTTATTATAAACAACCATATGAGTATCATTAGTAGATACCGCATTGACTACCAAAGCAGTCTTTACAATATGGTAAATACCACTAGTATCCACTCCAACGAGTGCTCCTTCCTTTATTCCACTGGACGAGGTTGGTATATCGTCTTTCTCAACCACCCCTCCCCCAGCAATATCTTCGAGAATCGTTTCGACAGCTAGCGATCTCTCTGTATCTGTTTCTCTTGTTGTTACGTACATAATTAATTAATTTTAATTTTGTGATTCTTTAGGGAACTTATCGGCCAGATAATCTCCAATAGTAACTTTATCAACTGCCTGTCCGCCTCCCTCTGGCGGTACTGAAATAACGACCCCCTTCTCTGCCATCTCTTGTTTAAACCCGTTGTAATCGGTTTCGATAGATGCAACAAGTTGGTCAATCTCGGCTTCTGATTTTGGCACCAGATTCCGACCTTTTAAATACGATGCGGGAATATCCTTTAATTTTTCATGTTTACTGACTTTTTCAGCCAGTGCGGTTAAAGTCTTTTCCTGTACCTGTGCTTCAACTTTTTGTTTCAATTCAGTTTGATCTGCGAGAAATTTTTCAGCCCATTTAGGTATTTTCTCGTTATCATCAGGATCATCAGGATCAACGTCCTTTACTTTCGGAGGTCTTCCCGGTTTTTTAATCGGTGTACCATCTTCATTAAGTCCGTGTTTTTCCCTGAAATTTTTAAGTGCAGTTTCCTGAGCTGCTGTTGCCCTGCGGTCGCCTTCGATCTGAAGTTGTGTTGCAGAGAACTTGAGTGTTTCGATGATTCCACCCGTAAAGGTGGCCTCAATATCTTTTTCTTCTTTCACGGTTTTGCTGAAATTATCTGCAACCCCTGTTAAAAATGATTCACTGACCCCGGTTAATTTCGATTTCAGGAATGCTAAAATTTTTTCTTTCATA